TCCATCTGTTGTTGCCAGGAGGTTAGCAACCAAGAAGCTACCCGAGCTTGGAGCAGCAGAGCCGGTGGTTTGAAGGCGAGCCAAACTTTGGGTAGTGCTTGTGAGTGAAGCCGTGCTTGGGAACCTATAGGTTCCTTCAAAGGTCCAAGAGCCCGAGGTAAAGAGACCATCGTTGGGGCTGTTGGAAATTCCACCCACGAAGGTTCCTACAGGAGATGGATAGCCCATCTCAGTTTGTAGCCTGGAGCCTGAGAGGAAAGCCGATTGAACCCGAGCACTTCCTGAGAAATCAATCAGGGTGCTGACCTCACTTCGGTTCTCACGAACATTGGCAAGAGCCTTCGTGGTAGGGCCACCAAACTCTCGGATCCTGAAGTTGTTATCAGGCTCGATGCCCACGGATCGGATGAAGGACTTCACCGAGTGGATGGTGCCCTTGGACCGGAGAATATCCTGGAGGTTCAGGAGAACCCTTCTCCAGATTTGGTTCTGGATGTACTGAAGGGAATAGTCGTTCGTGCTTATCTGACTGTCAATGTTCTCAGCATTGATGAACTGAGCAATGCTGGAGCCAGTGAAAAGCGGAGGCAAGGTGATCCCGAACTTATCCGCAAAGAGCTGGAGGAAAGCATCGGGCACTGTATCCGTGCTGTCATAATCCAGGTGGATTACGTCTCCAAATGCCTGGATGTACAGCTTCATTTCATCGAAGAACTTGGCCCAGGTGTAGAGGAGCATCAGGATGACCTGTGTGTCTCCCAGCTTGGCTGTATCCGGAGTGGTTCCTCCTGCTACCAAGGCATCAATGATGGTCCCTTCCTCAGTAGACAGACCATCTTGGTCTTGTCCTTGCAGGAGGTAGTGCTTAGGAATGAGACGATCAATTCGGTTAGGGTTTACCTGATCGAACTCTTCTGCGTCTGCTAGAAGGCTGTCATTGAGTTCTTCCACCTCGGGATGGAGAGGAAAGAGAATTGGGTTGTTCTCCACCTTTTCATAGATCATAGGGCTTTCACCAGCTACAGAGCTGGTTGCCACATTTCGGATATCTCTGGTCACAGCCCAAGGGGACAAAGTTCCATGAAGAGAATAGCCCGAATGGTCCAGGACAATAGGTGTTTGAGAGCCGGAAGCCTCATTGAACTTGAAGTAGAGCTTCAGGTTCTCTTGAGCGAACAGCCCCTTCTGCATGTACTCATCTCGGTCTGCCTGGGACCTCTTGGTATGCCAGATGCGGAGTTCATCCAGGGCTCCACTGAAGGTCACGCTACCTGTGAAGGCTGGGATGGCTGACCCCGAACCAATCACAAAGTTTGCGGAATCCATGTTCATCACACCCAGCTCGACTTGACTTGAGCTGGCATAGAGAGCACCATTCAGGTAGCTGTAGAGTTGGTTGACACTTGGCTGTCTATCCCAAACAAAGGCAAGGTGGTTCCATTGGCCTTTGTTGACCAAAGTATCCACAGCCAAGAGATAGCTTCCCGAGGAAGCTGCAAAAGAGATCATTCCTTGCGTCGTTGATCCTGTGGCAGCCAAGGACACCCCAAACCCATGAGTTCCACTGGCAGCAGAAGTAACGAACTTGTGGAGGATGAAGGAGGAGGAGTTTGCCTGAGCAGGGACATAAACCTGGAACTCCACCGTCATGGAATTGAGTTGGGGGTTCAGGATGGACTGTCCCGAGAGGTTCCGGGAGACCCCAGGGTAGGCAACGCCTGCTACATCTTGAACTGTCACGTAGGTGCCGCTGGAAGGCCCTGTAGTGCCCGAGAAGAAGAGGTATCCAGTGTTCTTGGGGAAGAGGTCATAGACGTACTTCTCGAACCCTGAGAGGCCATCCAGGAATATCTCAAATTCCGACTGTGTTCCGTCGAATGGGAACTGGTCGTAGACCTTTCGGAAGGCTACATTGGTCTTGACGTGAGCAGAGTTGAAGAAGGTGTGGTTCTCGAACCGACTCCAGTCGATGTTGAGTTGCTGTGTGCTTCGGATGCCATCCCCAGGCAAGTTGTACCGAAAGGAGGCCGTGCTATCCAGGGAAGTCCCTGATAGGGCAAGGTAGTCGGTCTTCTGAAGGGAACTGCCTCCCAGGTCATCTTCCCGGATATTGCGTATCACGGAAGGTGAAAAAAGAAGAGGCCGGTTTTGCCTAAGGTTTCGAGTGCTTGGCATTAGGGTACTACCTTGAAGCGGAATCCTTCATTGGTAATGAAGTAGTCTCGCTCGTTCTCCGTAATCTGGAACTCAAGCTCATAGACCACATGTGGGGTGAGGTCTTGCATATACATGTCAAAGTACATGCCAAAGCCATCCGAGGAGAGCTTGGTGGCTGTGGAGTGGAATGGAATCACGACTTCACGGGAGAAGGCGTTCAACAACCTCCAGGTCATACTGTTCAGGATAAGTGACCTTGCGGGCGTAGGGAGACGAAGAGCAGGAAGCTCGGGGTTCAGGTCTTGCACAAAAACCTTCAAGCGAGCTGTCTGGTTCTGAACATATTCGTTCTTGAGGTTCGTCACATTCAAGACGAAGTTCCTCTCGGCAACCACTTGTTCTCCACTCTGAGGGAGAGAGAAAGTCAGGAATGCTCCTGAACTGTAGAGAACTGTCCCATCCAGGCTTGTCCAGTAGGTTTGGAAGACAGCACTCTTGTCCTTCCCCAAGAAGGCACTCAAGCTCACATCTGTCTGAGGATCCAGGAGGACGCTAGCTTGGTAATAACCCATAAGTGGAAGATTACCATGGAGGGAGGGGGAGGCTAGATAAGAAGTAGAGAAGTAGGTCACACTTCCTGTGTTGTAGGTAATAGACGCAGAGAAGTTCTGTTGATAGGAAGAGGTGGAGATCACCACACTCTTCGAGGCTACCATCAGGAGCCTCAAGCTGTTAGAACCTGTAACAGGGCTGGAACCCGAGAAGAAGTTCGTATACGAACCATTCACCGACCTGTAGGTGCGAATCGTATTCGTCTGTCCGAAGACAGCTTGGTTCCCGTCATCCTCCATTGCCTCCGAAAAGGTGAAAAGGAGCTTGGGATGCAGCAAGGGGTTCGTGGTGTGTCTGGAACCAAACCTCTTCACGAAGTAGCTGTTGGAGTCCTGCTCCAAAGAACCCGTGAACGTCAACCTCCATCCATTTTCTGGAATCATACCAACCAGTGTTGCTGAAACAATGGAAGTCACATCCATCAAGAGGTCTTCATCCCCTCGGGCGAAGGTCTGTTGGACTTCATAGGTCGTGAGGTAGTCGGAGCCAGCCCCACCAGCACCCGTAATAGCCCATTGGGAGGGCGTTCCGGAGGAGACCGAAGCAGTCACCCAGTTGGCAGCATCCAGGTCTCTAAACGCCTTTACGTCGCTTCCTCGACCTTCATCCCAGGACTTGGAAAGGGGGTTCAAGACCAAGGTGAAATTGGAAGGGGTGGTTTGCCCTCCATAGAGGTCCTTGAGGACAAGGAAGCACTTGAAGGAAGCATCCGAGATGCTAACCAAGGAGCCTGTGAGAGCTCGAATGGCGCTCAGGTCTGGTTGAAGCAAGACTCTGGACTTCTCAATGGTAGGGGTACTCCCTGAGCTTACCTGGGACCAAATCTTGAAAAGATCCAAAGAAGCTGCTTGTCCCACATTCGAGCCAATGGAAGCAGACGAAGCAATGAGCTTATCTGTGATGTAGGTGTCCTTGAGGAGAGGAAGGATTCTGTACATGACTAAACCACCGATCCGATAAGGTCATTGTCCTTGTAACGAACTTCAAAGATTGATCCAGGAGGCCCGAGAACCAATCCTCGATTTGTGTTTCCATTGACATCAAACTGAACATCACTGTAGGTCCTGGTGCCAGAGATGCCGGTAACATTCCGGACATTCAAGGTTTGAAGAGAGATGACACCTGTGTTGTTGTAGATGATATTCCTGATATCATCCAACACGATAGGTTGATCAATCTCAAAAAACTTGACGCTGAAATACTGCCGAAGTCTTGCGAGGACGTTGTTCAGAACCAGGGCTCGGTTGAAGGTTGGATCCACAACCAAGACGAATTCGACTTGAAGGTTGATGACCTGAGCATCCAAGACATCAATGGCATCGGAAATCATCCGGTAGTCATTGAGGTACTT